TACCACTAAGGAAAGGGAAATAATGAAAACATCTGAATTTAGAGAAGCCCAATAGGAGATAGACCATGACAGTAGGTATTAGTATAAGAATAAATGTTGAAAAGATAGACAAGGCAAGACTGTACAAAGGAGCTAAAGGTACTTATTTAGACCTAACAACTTTTGTCGATCTTGATAACAAAGATCAATATGATAACAACGGCTTTATCAAGCAAAGCACTTCTAAGGAAGAGCGTGACGCAGGTGTTAAGACAGAAATACTTGGCAATGTAAAAGTATTTTCTAACGATGCTAAAGGCGCGACTGGCAACACTGCTAAGGTGAAAGAGGTAATGCAGAAAGCTGATCTACTTGAAGACGATATACCGTTCTAAAAAACCCCCTCCGAAGAGGGGGCAAACCATAGGAGTGTGAGGGGGAAACTCACATCCTGATTTTAACACACATAAAGGAATGTCAGCATGATTGATACAGGCAAATGCTTAAAACTGGCACAAGTTAATTTAGGCATATCCAGTGTTGAGTTAGCTAAACGCGCAGACAGCACTCCGCAGCAAGTAGTACGGTGGAGAGCGCAAGCTAACATGAAAATTCATACAATAGACAAGATATGTAGGGCGATGGATTTATCAATCTACGACTTTTTGCTATATCAGAAAATAGAAACCCCCAATTAAGGGGGTTTACTTTTAGTCTCAGAAAAGACTATACTTGGATTCACTACAAAACAAGTAAGCTAAGTATACCATACTATCCTTTCCATAGAAGTATTATCTTGTCTTATCTTGTCTTATGTATTCGGGCTTGGGGCTGACGAACTCCTTAAATTAAACGTCAGAGCGTGGTTGCCCCTCCAGACAAAGCCCTCGATGCAGATCGGTTTCTGCAAAGAGATAGGTTGGATATCCGATACGAATACAATGTAACCGCAAAGTCGCTATGCCCTTTGATCTTAAATTTCGCTCTGCACAGTGAAAGGGTTAAATAATGCTTGTACATATACAATTATGTATATAATATGTATTTGAATATATATTTTAATCAATCGGGCGAAACTTTAGTTGAGCTATATAGGAGTGGGAAATGAATGTATTAAGTTTGTTTGACGGTATGAGCTGCGGAAGAATCGCACTTGAAAGAGCAGGAATTAAAGTAGATAAATACTTTGCTGCTGAGATTGATAAGTACGCTATACAGATAGCTAAGAAGAACTACCCAGACACTATCCACCTGGGTAATGTCCAAGAAGTAATGTACCCTGAGTCATTTGATGGACATAAAATAGACCTGGTGATCGGTGGCTCGCCTTGTCAGGGATTTAGCTTTGCAGGAGACAGACTAAACTTTGATGACCCAAGATCAAAACTATTCTTTGAATACGCCCGATTAGTTAAAGAGTGTAATCCTAAATACTTCCTACTTGAAAATGTACGCATGAAGCAAGAATGCCAAGACGTTATTAATGATATTCTTGGAGTCTATCCCATAGCTATTGACTCAAGTTTAGTTTCAGCGCAAAGCAGAAAGAGATTGTACTGGACAAATATCCCACGGGTATCTGAGCCAGACGATAAAGGAATTGTTTTGCGAGACATATTAGAAGACGTATCTGACATAGGTGCAGAGCATTACCATTCAGAAAAGTCTATTGCATACATGGAAAGAGGTAACGATAAATGGATGCAAGCGGGTAACAGAAGAGCAGACAGATACACACAAGCACCAGAGAAAGATAAAGCATTTACTTTGACTGCTAACTTCTATAAGGGTGTTCCCTACAATTACTTCCAAGATACTAGAATTGTTCCACATAGATCAGACAATGGTTTAATATTTATGGGTCATGCTGACCTAAATGGGCATGACTGTATCAAGCGGGTTTACCATTGTGATGGCAAGTCATCTACACTAAATGCCTGTACTGGTGGGAACAGAGAGCCAAAAGTATTCCAGCCACCGAGCAATTACAGAAAGCTAACACCATTAGAATGCGAGCGACTACAGACTGTCCCTGATGGCTATACCGTGGGTGTTTCTAATAGTCAGAGATACAAGATGCTAGGCAACGGTTGGACAGTTGACGTTATTTCACATATATTTAAAAACATGGAGGCGTAATATGAACGGCAAAGGCAGTAAGCAAAGACCAACAAACAAAGATAAGTTTGATTCTAATTACGATGCAATATTTAACAAACCAGAGGAAAAGCCAATGACACAGCAAGAGAGAATACATAATTATCTGCAAGAAAATAAATACATAACTGGGCGAGAAGCATTAATAGACTTGGGTATTTACCGATTATCGGCTAGAATCTCCGAAATGATGCAAGATGGCATAGATATCAAGAAGAAGCGTATCACTGTTAAGAACAAGTTTAATGAGTCTTGCAGTGTAATGCAGTATTCGCTAGGGGAATAATTATGTTATGTAAAGACGGTAGTACATACGAACCAAAGACAGAAGATGTTATAGCCTGGGAAAGAACTTACACGGAACGTGGTGTAAAAGTTCAGCAGGAACTAATGTCTATGGAATCTTGGTTAGATGCTAACCCAGCAAAAAGAAAGACAAAGGTTGGCATGAAAAGGTTTATTGATTCTTGGTTAAAGAGGGCTGCCGAATCTGGCGGCTCTCCCATGGTTAAGTCTAAGAGTCAAAGTAGCAGAGCTATATCAGTTGAAGATAAGTTGGCTGATGTTAGTTGGGTTGAAAATGTGGAGGCAAAAAACAGAGCTATTAACTATTTCATAGGTAAATATGGCTATTACTTTGATGGGACTGTAAGACATGAAGACCCGAAGAATCCAGTTCAAGGGAAGACATGACACGTTAAAAGATGGGAAATACTACACTTATAACGAATTGTCAGAACTTATAGGCTCAACATATAACTGTATAAAAAACAGATTGTACAGTAAGCCGTTTTGCACTAATGATGATCTCTATCCTCCGTACTCAAGAAGCGGAGGCAAAGCAAAAAAGAAGCCTAAAGAGATTAAGAGATTAGAGACAGATGTAATGATAATATCGCAAAGCTATTTGAGGAGAAAATTATAATGCCAGCAAGAATAAGAAAAAGATATGACGGTACAAAAAGTGATGTTTTAATTAATGGGCAGTTTTATACTTATAATGAAATTGCTGAAGCAGCAGGTGTAACATACAAGGTAATTACGAACAGACTACAAAAAAGACCCTTTGTTACTGATAGAGATTTAGTTCCTGTTAACGTGGCAAAAAGAAGAGACTATCAAGCTAGAAAAAAATTAACTAGTGCCTTTGAAGATAGATGTGAAACAATAATGAATAAATGGCTGAGAGTGTCATTATGAATGCATATCATTTTACAAATAATACTGTTATTTCTTTTAGTGGGGGCAGAAGCTCTGCTTACTTATTATACAAAACCTTAGAGGCACACGACTTTAAATTGCCTGAAAATATAAAAGTTATATTTTGTAATACTGGCAAAGAAATGCCACAAACATTAGATTTTGTAGAAGATTGTGCTTACAACTGGAATGTGCCTATTGTATGGCTAGAGTATAACGGAAAAAGAACATACAAAGAGGTTGACTACGAAACAGCAAGCAGAAATGGTGAGCCGTTTGAAAAGTTAATAATTGATAGATCATACTTGCCAAACAGCATGGCTAGATTTTGCACATCAGAACTCAAAGTATTGACTATTGAGCGATACATGAACTGCGAGTTTGATACGGCTGTAGGCATTCGTGGCGATGAGCCTAGACGAGTTGTAAAGATGCGAGCAAAAGATGGCTACCATGTTCCATTAGCTGATGATAATGTTACTGAAGTTGATATAAGTATGTTTTGGCAAGAGCAGAAGTTTGATCTTCAGCTGCCTAAAGCAGAGTTTAATACTCTTAGTAATTGTGATCTATGCTTTCTCAAAGGAACAAAGATAAAGAAGTCTATTATTGAGCATAAGCCTGAACTGGCTGATTGGTGGATTGCACAAGAAGAAAGGTTAAATGCTAGGTTCAGAAAAGACAGTCCAAGCTACAAAGATTTGCAGATTATTGCTAAAGAGCAAAGCAATTTGTTTGATTTTGATGACAGTACAATGAGTTGTTTTTGTGGAGACTAATGAGCCAAGGAGCTTTTGTGAGATTTAACAGTAGGGCTGAAGTTGAGAAAAGGTCAAAATACCTGATTGATAACATGATGGATTGGGACTTTACTCAGCCCCTAGTTGTTAAGTTAGAGAAGTACAAAGACCCAAGAAGCCTTAGTCAGAATGCGCTATCCCATATATGGTACAGGGAGATTGCTAAAGAGATGCATAATAAGGGGCATAGGGTTGAACACGATAAGCCTGAGTTAGTATGGAAGATATGGCTAAAAAAACGATTTCTAGGGACAGATACTTACCAGATAGGTAAGCATGAAATATCTGAGCAAGTGAAGAGTAGTAGCGACTTAAATAAGGGAGAAATGGCGCACTACTTAGACCAGGTGTATCATTGGGCTTTTGATTTAGGGATAAAATTATCAATACCATTAGAGTGCGAGTATGCGGAGATAAAAAGACTACAGGAGAGTTAGACAATGCTAAACCCTGAAATACTGATACCGTTTTGTACAACTGAAAGACAAAGAGAAATACTGGAAGAGCTAAAAACTGCACCATCAATATCACAGGCTGCAAGAAACATTAATGCTGATAGGCGTTATATACATAGATTGTTAAAACGCCTTGAAGAAAAAGCAGCAAGCAAAGGAGTAGCCCCCCATCGTGATATAAATCATCAAACAGCAGAGGGCTTTGATATAAAGCGCATTTCAACAGCGTTTAAAGAAGATAACACAATAGCTTTACAATGGATAATCCAAGAACCAGAAAAACGCGACCTAAGACAAAAGATAGATGCTATGGTCGATGGATTGCGAGATGACCTGACTGGGTTTAAAAAGCCTGTTACAGCACCTAAAGAAGTCAATAAAGATTATTGCGCTCAGTACTTGGTCGGGGATCACCATTTCGGAATGCTTGCCGACTCAGATACTAAATTTGATGATGCTGATTGGGATGTAAAGATAGCGACCAAAGTCTTAATTGATGCCGTAGATAGATTGTCGAGTCGTGTTGGCAATGCGCATACTGCAGTTTTGGTAAATGTGGGTGACTTATTTCATGCAAATAGTGGCGATAATAAGACAACTGCGGGAACGCCAGTCGATGTAGATACACGTATTGGAAAGACGTTTAAACTTGCTGGCAGACTGTTCCAAACTATTATTGATAAGATGCTGGAAGTGCATAAAGAGGTAGTAGTGATTAATGTGCGTGGCAATCACGACAGCGATATGGCTTGTCACTTGTCCAGTTGCTTAGATTTGTTATACGACAGAGAGCCAAGAGTTAATGTGCTTAAAAACTATTCTAAGTTTCTACACTGGGAGTGGGAGAATAATCTTTTTGTTTATCACCACGGAGACAGGGTTAAGCATGAGCAGATTCTCCAGGCTGTAGTCACAAACCTTGATGAAGAATGGTCGCGCTGCAAGCATAGATACTGTCACATGGGTCACATACACCATCAAATGTCTAAAGAGGTAGGAACTATGCTTTTTGAGCATTTTTCAAGCCTGACTTCTACCGATCAGTGGCACAGCGATTCAGGCTACCAAGCAAACAGATCAATGACAGCTATTGTGTATCATAAGAAAAACGGTGAAGATAGTAGAGTCAAAATCACAATAGATGCATTAAACAATGAGCGATAAAAAAGACAATGTTATTAAATTTCCTCAAGGCGAAGACTACAAACTTATCCGACAATATTGCGAGTGTGGGTCAGTGCTTGAGCATTGGCTTGATTCTAATGGCGATAGCTATGGGCTGTGTACTAGGTGTCATTTGGGTGTTGGCGATGAGCTTATACAGACTGCCGATGATGATGATGAGACGAGGCATTAGATGGGTAAACGAAAAGCACCAACAATCGCACAAGAAGTAGAGAAAGCTGCGAAGTTAATGCAACGCCTGGTAAGGCTTAAGGCATCTGATGATCTTGGTTACTGCCAGTGCGTTACTTGCGGTAAGGTTGATCACTATAAAAATATGCAGGGTGGTCACTTTTACGGAAGACGGCATTTAATATTTAAGATGTACATTGAGAATTGTCACCCCCAATGTCCAGGTTGCAACCTATATGGCATGAAGACTACAAAGATACAGGAAGCCTATCGCATCTACATGGAAGATATGTACGGTGCTAGACGTATAAGGGCAATGCAGCAGTTAGCTTGGAGGAAGCCACCCAAGTTTAACAGGCAAGATGTACTCGACCTACAGAAAGAGTTTAGGGATCAGATTAAGTATCACGAAGAAAGAATAGGAGAAATATAGTTTACACTTCTGTTTATTATGTGGTAGGATATATCTAAATTAATCAAAAGGAGAAAGCAATGATAGAAGCAACTGAAACTTTGTACGCAGACACTGAGTTTGGCAAATGGTTAGATGCAATGCCAAGCAATGTTAAAACAAACTACTCAGAGTTTAGTGTCGATATGCACGGGACTAGAGTTGAAGTACTTTTCTGGATAGACGAAGAAGAATAAAACAAACGCCCTCTTCGGAGGGCAATTAATCAAAGGGAGAAAGCAATGCAAAATCATTACGCAGTTAAATA